CGACGGCACCAAGGCATGAAAAAGGCGCCCGTGAGGCGCCTTGGTCATCGCTGCATTGGTGGGCCGTGATGGATTCGAACCATCGACCAAAAGATTAAAAGTCCGCCATACTTTCCAATAAAATCAATCACATGCCCCAACCTGAATTGTGGACTCTCGCCTCCAAAGCCGTTGCGCTGCAAAGGGTGGTCATTCAGTTTTCTGGAGGCCGGGGCACCTCTCGACACCACTCAAGCGGCTGTATCGCGTTAGTAATTGTACTAAGATCACGCCATCGCAGCGGGTGAGACCTGCCGCTCCCAGAGTACGCTCCATGCAGTCCCTCCCTTTCCCCCACGCCTTGGCGCGGCCCATCGGGCCCGCCCTAATCGACGGCCCGGCGCAGTTCGTGCCCCTTGCCTCCGCGCGCGCGCGTCTGGGCTTCCCGTCGCCCGCCGACGACTTCATGGATGAAGCGATCGATCTGCACCGCCTGCTCGTGCGGAACCCGGCCGCCACGTTCTTGTACCGGGCCGATGGCTGGTCCATGAGCGGCGCCGGCGTCAGCGATGGGGACATCCTGGTGGTGGACCGGTCAGTCACGCCGCTGGCTGGCGACCTGGTCATTGCCATCTGGGATGGCAACCAGCCCACCTGCAAGGTGCTGCAGCTGTTCGAGAACCATATGGAGCTGCACTCGGCCAACCCAGACTTCCCGCCTATCGTGCTCGAGCAGCCCACCGAGGTGGAGGTGTTCGCCGTGGTGGGAGTGGTTCGCCAGATGAAGCGCCGAGGCTCCCATGTTCGGGCTCGTTGACGGGAACAACTTCTACGCCAGCTGCGAGCGCGTGTTTCAGCCGGCGCTGCGCGGCGTGCCGCTGGTGGTGCTGAGCAACAACGACGGCTGCGCGATCGCGCGTTCGGCCGAGGCCAAGGCCCTGGGCATCAAGATGGGCCAGCCTGCCCACGAGCTGAAGCACCTGGTGCGTCGCCACGGTCTGCAGATGCGCTCGGCCAACTTCGGCCTGTACGGGGATATGAGCGCGCGCGTCGTGACCATCCTACGAGAGGCCGCGCCCCGAGTGGAGGTCTACAGCATCGACGAGAGCTTCATCGATCTGGAGGGCGTGCGAGACCGCGGGCGGTTCGCCCGGGATCTGCGGCAGCGCGTGCACCGATGGACCGGCATTCCCAACTGCATCGGCATCGGCCCCACGAAAACCCTGGCCAAGCTGGCCAATAAGGTGGCCAAGAGCGCCGACGGCGTGATCGACCTTGGCGACGCCGGCTACCGCGACGCGGTGCTGCGCACGTTCCCGGTCGGGGATCTGTGGGGTGTGGGCCGCCGGCTGGCGCCGCGCCTGGAGACGATGGGCATCACCACTGCAGCCGCGCTGCGCGATGCGCCGGCGGACGACATCCTGGCCGCCTTCGGGGTGACGCTGGCGCGCACGCAGCGCGAGCTGCAGGGTCATCCCTGCATGGAGCTGGAAGAGGTGGAGCCGGACCGGCAGCAGATCATGGTCAGCCGATCGTTCGCTGACCGAGTCGAGGATCACGAAGCCGTTGCCCAAGCGCTGGCCACCTTCGCCGTGCGCGCCTGCGAGAAGCTGCGTGCTCGGGGCCTGGTCACCGCCGGTGTGTGGGTGTTCGCCCAATCAGACGTATTCCGGCCGGAACTGCGGCAGCACAACGCCAGCAGGACCGTGGGCCTGCCCGCCTCCACCGCAGACACCACCGTGGTGCTGGGTGTCGTGCGCAAGCTGCTGCGCGGCCTGCTCCGCGACGGGATCGGATACAAAAAGGCCGGCGTGGCGCTGCTCGATCTGGTCCGGCCGGATGAGCTGCAGGCGGATCTGTTCGGTCCGACGGTAGTCGGCAATGAAAGGCTGATGGCCACCATGGATCGGATCAACCAGAAGTTCGGGCGCGGCACGGCCGGCCTTGGCGCATCAGGTTGGCAGCCGCGGCCTGCGTGGGGCATGCGGCAGCACATGCTCTCGCCAAACTACACGACCTCCGTGCACGAGATCCCGCCAGCGCGATGCTGAGTGCTCGCCATGGCACACACACCGCAGCACCTAGAGCTGTCTCAAAAGAAATTTAAAGCTGCCCGCAAATGCAAGCAGCGTAACAAACACAAACATGCTGGCGAAGTTGGAAAAGCTTAGAATTAAACCATCCGGACCTGCCCTAGAGATCCTTAGCGTCTCGCAGACCAGCTATCTGCTGCTTCCGCAGCAGTGACATTGCATCTAGCGAGCCCTTTGCAACTCGGCTGACCGATTCAACATCTACATCCTCGCCCCCGGATATGTGGGACCTAATTAACTGATCCCCCAAATCCTCAAGCTCGCGCATAATTTCCGCAACCTGAAGAAGATCACTCTGAAGATCAGAGGGAGCGAATCTTCCCGGAAGAACCCCCTCCAACGCATCGGACACAAATTTTCTCGAAAGCGTTTCCGAATCTAATGCACTCTTTCTCGTTACAGCGACACCCATTACAAATGCTGCGCAGGCGACGCTAGCAGCGTATACCTTGTAGACCTCCTGAGGAACAAATGGCCGATATTTCTCACCTGCAGCCAGATTAAATTTTTGAATAGTACCTTCGCGCAGAAATACGCTCATAATTTCTTTCCGTTCGCTCGGCTGCAGGCCTGCGAACCACGTCATATCCATGGCGCCCAAATTGCTTGCAAGCGACCCCAACTCACGAAAACTGGAAACTATCCCCCAAATCTCTTTAAGAGATTCAAGTTGATGGCTCATCGCCCCTTTTCTTCGCTCAAGCGTTAACCGTGCAGCCGATGATCTGACAAACTCCTCACCTGAATCCAAACGTCTTTCGATGGATGCAGAAATATCTGCCTGAACACGCAAATCGTTTTTCAGGGTTTCTAGTCTTGCGTCGTATGTATGCTTCACGTCATTAGCTATCCTTGCCCCTAACCATGACTTCGCGAGCCACGCCGCAGAAAGAGTAATTCCACTGGAAGCGGCAATTGAAAGAAGTAGCTGCCAGAACTGACTCATTATTAGTATCCATACGCGTCAATTGCGCATTGTACAAATGCTTGCGTCATTCCGCATTGTCGCGTCGTCGGTCTCAAGAGGCTGAAGGAACCCGGCTCACACTTTCTAATCCGCTCCGGGTAGCTAGGCGTGTAGGTGGATCATCACGAGCGGATGCCAGTGTAGCTTCCGTCTAACCAGATGGAAAACTGGATGACAGCGAGCGCGGGCAACGCCACGGCGATGCTGCTGGCGAGCGGTACGCCCGCCATGCAGGCGTACCGCGTAAGCCATGCGGTCAATGCCTTTCGCAAAAACGCCGAAGGGCTGCTGGAACCTATCGCCTAAGATCTACAGCAACGCGGCTTGGCAATCATCCCAGCTTTTGATGATCAGCTCGCCGAACTTGCGTCCCCGGCCCTGCCCGCCGCCAATGGTGTAGTCGAGCTGCAGCGGCACCAGGTCGAACGCGGCGAATACCTCCCGGATCTGCGGGTGGTCGTTGATCGACACGACGAACCGGCCAGCAGCACTGCGCATCAGCTTTGCCATCGCCTCGTACTCGCTGAAGGGGAAGTCAACGCCGTAGCCCTCAGTTTCCCAATACGGCGGGTCCAGATAGAACAGCGTGCCGGGCCGGTCATAGCGGCGCACGCAGTCCTGCCAGGGCAGGCATTCGATGATGGTGTTGGACAAGCGCAGATGCACCGCGCTGAGCTCTTCTTCGATCCGCAGCAGGTTGAGCCGCGGGCCTCCCGTGGTCACTACGCCGAACGTCTGCCCCTGCACCTTGCCGCCGAAGGCCAGCTTCTGCAGGTAGTAGAAGCGAGCCGCCCGCTGGATGTCGGTCAGGGTCTCGGGCCGCTCCATCTGGGCCCACTCGAACATCTGCCGCGACACCAGCGACCAGCGGAACATGCGCACGAATTCGTCCAGGTGATGCCGGACGCAGCGATACAGCCCGACCAGCTCGCCGTTGATGTCGTTGAGTACTTCAGTCGCCGCCGGGTACGGGCGCATGAGCAGCGAGGCGGCGCCGCCGGCAAATGCCTCGACGTAGCAGTCGTGCTCAGGGAAATGGGGATACAGGTGCTTCAGGAGGCGGCGCTTGCCGCCCGGCCAGGAAATGATGGGCTTGGTCATAGGATCTCAGGTTTTGCGATGGGTGCGGCCGACAATCCCAGCCGCTCTCGAGGGCGACAGGGACGCGGCCAATGCCAGGTGCTGAGATCACCTGTGTTGCGGCACTGCCCGGGTGCTTGCCGGCACCCGGGTAGTGCCCTGTTTCGTTAAACGGCCAGTTCGTAGAGCGGGAGGTTGGGCGCGGCCTCGACCAGCCTGCCCCCACGCACCCATACGTTGTAGGGCAGCGCCAGCGGCAGCTGCCCGAAGGCCCGCATCTGCACGCCGTCGTAGGTGGTCAAGCTGCTGGTGCCATCAGAGTTGTGCGCGGTGACGGTGGCGATCAGCCTCGGGCTGCCGCCGACCAGATCGCCGAATTGGTCCCACAGGTCAGTCCGCATCGGTGTAGTGCCTCTCCAGGGTTGCCGTCTGTTCAATCACCACGGCCTGGTCATCGGCCGAGACCTCGATCCGCAACGACTCGCACTGCCCGTGCCAGGTGCCGTCAGCACCCACCACTTCAACCAGGTCCAGCGGCAGCACCAGCCCCACTTCCCCTGCCCTAAGCGGCTGAGCGAACAGCGGCACCGTCAGGTCGACAGCAGCCTGCTCGCCGCGATCACACAGGATGTTCCTGCCACGCTCCGCGCCAGCGGCCGGCACCGTGATCAACGGGCTGCTGACCTGCTGGGCATAGAGCCGCCCCTCTTCTCCCGACCTGCGCACCCTGCAGGTGACGCCCTTGCCGGCCAGCTCGCCCGTCACCACAACGGCGTCGTACATCGGTGCGCTCCGCATCTGCAGGCTCTCGGTCAGCACAACGTCCTCCTGCAGCACATGGTCCGGCGGGGTGGTCCGCCAGTCCCATGGGCTTACGGGATAGGCCGCGCGCACGCGCATGGCGAGCGCCGCGGGGTCCGACTGCACGACGCCTCCACTCGCCTCTGCGAGCGCGCTGATGGCATCCAGCGGCGTGCTTGCGTCATAGAACCAAGCACCGGCCGGCACGTTCCAGTCAACGGTGTCGTACTCGCTGGTGAAGCCCGTATCTGTCAGCTCCTCGGCCACCAGCTGCGCCATGCTGCGCTCTTCCGTCGTGGCCTTGACCCGAGCCGGGGCATAGGGCGCGGCCAGCAGCGCGGTGCGGGAGCGGCCGCTGAGGCGCACGCCACCGCCACTGAACTCCCTTTGCTTCTGGAAACTTTCGATGACGCCTGTCCAGACGTAGCCGTTGAGGGTGACTTCGAACTGCCTGGGCCCGGCTGCGGTGGGCTTCAGCAGCGCGAGCTGCTGCGGATCGGCGAGCTCGATGTCGAACGTCCATCCCCACGTCCCACGGCTGGCGCCGAGTGAGATCCGCGTCACTTCGATGGGCGTGCGGTCAGGGAGGCGAACGAGAGAAACTGTGTTGATCACGACATACGTCCTGCGTTGAGGGCGCACCACATAGCAAGCGGTCACGCCGAGATTGAGCGGTGTCAGCCCCGGAACATCGAGAACTAAGCAGCCAAGGTTCAAGCCAACACGATTGCTTGGCGGTGTCTCGGGATCAGGGCCCGGCCCCGGGCCTGGTTTCGGCCGAACCCCCCAGGGAACGTGCCCCGCATTTCCCCATGGCATACGTGCATGCAATCGTGTGCCGACTGGGTTTGACCAGCGAAGACCGGTGCTCGAGCCAGCCCCCTTGGTGTCGTCTTGCCACGCAAAATCACGCGCGATTGCTTGCACGCTCATGGAGCGCATTCGCATGGGAGCCGAGCGCCGGATGTCCGCCATGGTGGAGATCCAGCGTGAATCAAGTTCGAGGCGTGCGCGATCGAGCGCCGTCCACCCCTGTTGCCACTGCTTTACAACTGATCCGGTACGCATGCGCCAGTTGAGCGCTGTATTGCCTCGCAGCAGCCCGCTCAGGCCCCAATGGACCGCACCGCTCCGTGCGACCCGTTGCGCCGCCACCCAGCGAGCATTAGCCAAAACGGAGATCGATGCGGCTTCATCCCACCGAACAGCCAAATATCGGCAGCGTGAACCAGCAGCGCCCCAGACCGCTTGTGCAGCCTGTCGAATTCCCCGTGAAACTGGCTCGGGAACGTCGCTGTCCCAGTCGACACCCAGATTGAGAGATGTGCGTCGACCATCTCCAAGGACGAGCGGGCCCAAATTCAGGCGAAGGCGAACCGCTTCTTCAGTTGCCATCAGCTTTCAACGAAAGGTTGAACCCAGTCCTGAAGGGCAGAGTTAACGGCCCCGGTCGGATCGACGCCAATGACCATGAATCGATGGCGCGTAGAGAGACCGTCCACTCTCCACTGCCCATTCGAATCAGTCAGCACTGAAGCGCAACAGATGAACGTGGTGCGCTCGAAGACCAGAACACGACCTCGAAACGGCTGATTCAATTTTCGCAGCCTGCCGTCAGGCCCGTCCTCGACGGGCGGCAGCCCCCCAATCATGCCGCGGCCACAGTAATCGAACGGCTTGGATACAGAGAAGCCAAAACTCTTGGCGATCATCAGACCCACTCCGAATCAAGCCTATGGAGCGCGACGCCCATGTAGGACCAACTATCGTCAACGTTCATTGACTTCGAAAACTTCGTAACCAAAATCCGGCCACTCACACCCTCAACACCTTCCAGGATCGCCCCATCGGCGAAAATTGGCGACGCCAACAACGTCTGCAAGGGCGCGATCATCCCCGGCAGCTCGCCCCTGGGAGCGTAGGCACCATTTGTAAAGCGCGCCGGCTCGTGAAGGAGGCCTTGGTTGATACCACTGGGGAAGGCGCCACCGCTCTGACCACCATATGTCAGGCCTTGAATCAATCCGAAATGATCACAAGCGACAGCACCAACTGCACCATTGTGCGAGCGAGCAACGAACAGGCCACAGCTGGCGTCATAGGTGTTTGCCACGTAGGTATTAGTGCTGAACAGTCTGTCCGTATAGGACCATTCACCATTCCAACTGTCGCCACTAACCGCAGACACGACAAATGCATGGGCATCACCTGGCTTGAAGCTAATCGCGTCGCCCGCAAAACTTGGGTGGAAACATCCTTTACCAGCGGTATCAATGAAGATATAGAAGAATCGCTCGTTCGCTATGACTCGCCATCGGCGCGCGGCCCCGTCGATGGTGAGCGACTTGGGAACGATGGTGCCATTGGCCCGTTGCCCCACGCCGGGAACTGGATTCTCGCCAACGCTTGCTGCGCTCATTCGCTCGTAGCCACGCATCCAGGCGTGGCGAGCATTGCCAGCAGTCGCCGAGTCATCGATACGAAGGTGATAGCCATTGCCGCTGACCACGTTTCCGCGATAAACCCGCACATTGGAGGCGCTGAACTCACGCGTCCATCCGGCGCCCGCTTTGCGCCCAGCACCCACCCCATAGCCATCAACCAACACTGCGTCAAGCAGTGCCGTGAGGCTCCCTGGCTGGCCGGAGAGCTGCGGTGCGCCGGCATCGGTGCTTTCGTACACGGTTGGAACAAGACTCATGGGTACTCAGTCTCCTTGGATGTTGCCGATGACTTGGAATCGGGTGGAGTCAGTCGCCCCCTCGGGAGTACCGGGCAGGGTGGTGCGAATCATCCAAACAGGGGCCAGCCCACCCACTGTGTTGAACCGCACCGCGTTGTTGGTAGACCATCCGCCACCCCACCCTTCCTTGCGCATGACGAAGTACGGCTCTCCCGTGCGCGGATTCTCCGGAGCAAGGTCAGCCGTAGTGCTACCCGAAGCAATCACACCGACCGTCTCACCGATCAGTTCGAACTGCGTAGCGGACGTAAACCGCACAGCCCAGCGCTCGGTGATGGCGTCCGCATTGCTTACGACCAGCGGGTAGTCGGTGTCGTTATACGTGCCCGGGGCAACGCTGCCAGACGGCAGATCCGCCCACGTGTTCGACCAGGTCGCCTGATCGAACAGGCTCACCACCCGCGACTGCAGGTCCAACGAGCCATTCGCCTCGCCCAGACGCAGCGCGGTGCTGATCATCGCCTCGCCCACCGGATAGTCATGGGTCAGGCCGGTATTGATTTCGATTTCGCCAGTGATCTGCGGCTGCACCACCAGGCGGCGATCCTCCACGCGCTCGCTGATAGTGATCGGCATCGTGTAGGCGGAAAGGTTCAGGGGATCACTGAACTTGAGCGTGCCCACGTCCAGGTCAGCCACAAACCATGCCGCATCCAACGGTGCGCCCAACGAGTCACGAACCTCGATGGCCGCCACCCGCCCGCGGCCGAAGGAGACCGTCTGATTTGCCTGCGGCGAGGCCACCACATGCTTAGCGGTGTGGTGAATCAACACCGTCTGCCCAGGCTTGAACGCCGGGGCCCTGCCGTCGCTGGGCAAGCGCACGGACGATAGGCCGATGACGACCTCCGACAGCGGGATCGAGCGGTAGACCACAGCGCCCATGTAGATGGACCCTGCCTGGACCAGCGCCGGACGCCAGATCCGGTCAACCTCGACCAGGTCGGGATCGAACCAAGGCTGGCCCTCGTTACCCGCCACAGGCACCAACTGACCGAACTGCACCTTGGCGACACCACTCTCCCAATCCACGGTCCCGCGGATCTGGGAACCGGAGATCACCCCGTTGATGTCGGCCGTCGCTGTGAGCAGCTCACCGTCCAGCCGGTTGGCCCGCAGCGTGAACATGCCCGGCCGCAGCGGCGAGCCCGGCGCGCGGAAGAAGCTGTTGGCAACGCCGGGGTCGCCGATGCGCGTCAGCAGGGACTGGATCTGCACTGCGTTGGCACCGCCGGCCAGCCACTGAGTCAGGCTCACCACACCGGCGGTGTAGTCGATGGTCCCGGCGTAGACACCTGCCCCGGTCAGCGGATCGACGGTGTGGTAGAGGCCTCCGCTGCGATCCACGTAGGTGCGGCCACGGAAGGTAAACCTCACGCTGCTAGGCACGATGCTGTCGCTGATGGTCGGCGTCAACTGCAGGGACACCGGGGGAAGCTGCAGCGATTCTTCAGCCGATTCAGCCCCTGCTCCCGCCAGCGTCCACCCGGCGGAGACCAGCGTGCCGGCCGAGAACTGCGCCAGCACGTCCGTCCGGCCGTAGCCTACGAGCTTCAGCCTCCCGGAGCGCAGCTCGTACTGCGGGTAGGACACTTGGCGGACCATGAACTTGCCGGCCTGCAGGGTCACCGCGCCGGTGTTGTAGTTGATGGCCCCCAGCGAGTTGGTCGCCGCGGTGTCGCCCACCGAGACCGCCACCAGGTTGCCGTTGCCATCGTCCTTGGCGATGACGCGCATGGGCTGCGGCGCGGAGGCCAGATCGTAGGCGTCCCGCATCACCGTGATGACCCAGTCCAGCATCACAGAACCCGGCTTGATTGGCCCCTGCGGCAGCGCGAAGGACACCAGACCGTTGCCGTCTGGCACCGGCTGCGGCGCGGCGTGGAGCGACTCCGCCCAATCGTAATTGACCGCCACCTGGGTGTTGGCGTCAGGCAGCGTATCCAGCTGCAGCAGGCACTCTCCCGTTGCATAGGCGATCGACCCGCGAACCTGGCCCGCGATGAGCAGGCCACCGACACCGTTGTCGGTCACGCTCACATCCGCGCCGCCCACCCGCACGGTAAGCCGCACAGTGCCGGGAACTGCACCCTCGTGCCCCAGCAGGAACCGCAGCGACGGCGGCTTGATGTTGCTGTCGCCAGTACGGGCCTCGGCAATGATCGAGGTGCCCCAGGCGCTGATGATGCTGCTGTCCAGGTCGGGCAGCGCCCCGGTGGTCAGCACCAGGGAGCCGGTCATGTAGTTGATGGTGCCGCTGCCCTGGCCCGGCTTGCCAACGAGCTGGCCGCGGCCGTTGTCGGTCAGGCGATACCAACGGCCGAGCGCACGGTAGTCCACCACGACAGTTCCCGGCGCAGGCAGCGGCTCCAACTGCGTCAGCCACACCATGCCTTGGTTGTTCTGCGTCACCGCGATCTCATCGGTGAAACCCTGCATGGGGATCGTGCCGGCAGGGGTTGCGGTGATGCTGACGCTGGTGCTGCTCACGCCGGTCGAGTGAACCAGCGAGACGGCACCGGATTGATAGTCCACGGTGCCTGCCCAAGGCGTCACCGCGGAAGAGGCCAGACCGCCCGTGCCATCGTCCGTCAGCTCGATGCTGCCGACCAGCACCTTTACGCTGCCGACCGCCATGCCGGTGCCCAGGAAGCGCGTTACCGCGACGCCAGCAGTGAATGCGCTGCTGAAGCTCAGCGCCAGGCTGTTGGCTGGGCCGGAAGGAACGTGGCTCAGCGTACCCATGCCCGCCAGCACGTCGCTCACGGCGGTCTCTGCAGTGGACGTGGGGACGATCGGCACATAGGGCGAGTCGATCTGCACCGACAGGTCGCCGGGCTTCCCGGCAGCCGTCAGCCGCTTCACGCTGTGGTAGCTGGTGGCGTCGACGACATTGGTCTCATAAACCCGGGTGCCCGGCTTCGTGGCCGAGTACCGGATGACCTCCTGACCGTAGAAGTTGAGCAACAGCGCGTTGACCAGCTCGATCACCAGAACATCGCGCTCGAAGGTGCCCTGGTCATCGGTGAACGTCCGCGTCGTCCGGGAGAGTACGTTCTTCACCCGCACGTACTGCTCGCCCGGGTCGCGACCCGAAGCGGCCGCCGTCAGCAGGCTCAGGTTGTCGTTGATGTCCGGGCTCGGCGCATCCTTCGTGGTGTAGACCTGGATCGTCATCTGGCCGATGAAGTGGTCGCCCAGCAGGATGAACCGCGATTCGGTGCCGCGGGTGATGTAGCTCTCCACGCGGTTCTTGGCGTCCAGGCGTACGTCGCTGTAAGAGCCCGTAGCGAACATGGTTACGGTCACGCGCGGGTCGGAGGGCGGGTCGATCAGCACCGCGATGGCATCCTTCAGCACGTCCGGGCCCGGAGTATCCACGTGCACGAACATCTTGCGCAGCGTGGAACGGCCGGTGGTCCGCTCTTCATCGCCGATGTCGGGGAACAGGTTGTTCATGGCCCCGTCGATGATCTCGGTCTGGACCATGCGGCCGCCGCCATCCGGGTTGTCGGTCAAGCGCTGCGACTGGCGCATCTTGATATCGGTTGCAAGGATCGTCATTGGTCAGACCGTCATAAGGCGAAGGGTGATGGAGAAGTAGTCGGCGTCGAGCGCCGGCACCGCGAATCGGCAGGGATCGGCCTCGACGGCGGCACCCTCGGTGCGACGCCACCGGACCTGGAACGTGCGGTCGCCGCCGTTGTGCGCCGGCAGGGTGAGCGTCAAAGGGGCAACCTGCAGCTGCCCGCTCAGCTCCTGCAGCTGGCGCAGCACACCCAGCTGCACCGGGCCGACGTACGCCTGGCCGTCGCGGTTGGTCTGCAGGGTGATCGGCCGACCGGACTGCCGCGCCGACTCCTGCACGATCAGCGCCCCGCTCAGGCTGGTGCGGACCTGCTGCCCGATGCGCCAGGCGGTGAACTCATCGGTCCACTGCAGATCCGCCGGCAGCTCGATCCCGGCAAGCACAACCCGGCTCATCGCGCGCCCCTTACCGAGACCGCGCGGCTGCGCTCGATCCTGCGCAGGACGATGGGAGCGACCAGGCCGGCAATGCGCTCGGCCTGCTGCATCTCGGCAGCCGTGGCGCCGGCCACCACTTCCTTGCTGGGCGCCTTCCAGTCGATGGTCAGGACCTGTTCCTTGTTGTCGCCGGCCTGGATGCGGGCGGCGTCCGCCTTGGCTTGGGCCTCAGCCTCGGCCTGAGCGGCGCGGCGGCGCTCTTCGGCCGCCTGCTTTGCAGCCCGCTCCTTTTCCAGCCGCTTGGACTCGATCTGGCTTTCCAGCTGGACGATGGCGTCCAGCTCGCTGGAACCGACCAGGTCGAAGCGCTGGGCCAGTTCCTTGCGCTTGCCGGAGATCTCTTCCATGCCGTCCAGCAGCTTCTTCTGTTCCTCGGTGTACTTCGCCAGATCCTGCCGCTGCTCGAACAGCGCGTTCCACACGTTGGCGAACTGCTGCAGGCCGTTCGGGCCGCTCATCTGGCTCAACAGCTCACGTGTTCGTTCGGAGACCTCGCCCATGTTCAGCGAGAACCCACCCGCAGCCGACGACGCGCTCGAGAAGCTGTTTCCGGCTGCCGCTGCGCCCTCAGCCACCCGCTCGACCCCGCTACCCGCCTCATCCGACGCCTGCTTGACCTCCCGCAGGGCGCCAGAGACCTTCTGCGCACCCTGCTCGACGCGGCCCATGGCCGTTTCGCCCTTGGCACCAAGGTCTTCCAGCGAGCCTGCAGTGTCATAGACGGCGCCCTGCACATCCAGCTGGGATTGCACCTGGGCACGCCGCCAGGCATCGCTGTCCGCCACCGCGGCCTTCGCGGTGTCGGCATAGGCGCGAAACGCACGGCGCACGTCCTCGACCGAGGCCTTGCCGTTCGCGGCTCCCTTGCGGATGGTCTCGAAGGCTTCCCAAGCGGAGTCGCGTGCAGCGTTCAGCGACTGCTGGGACTGAATGCCCAGGCGCTGGAACTCATCGGTCAGCGGATTCAGGCCCGCCTCGATCTCGCGCAGCCTGGCACGCAGCGCCGAGGCCGCGCGGGCTGCGGAATCGAAGCCCACCCGCCCCTGCTCGCCGGCGGCCTGCAGCAGGTTGCCCAGCGTGCGCGCCTCATCCAGCGTGGCGACATTGCCCAGCGCGGCCTTGAAGGCAGCCTCGATCTGGGTGCCGGTGGCCACCGCGTTCTCGGTGACGGCGCCGAAGGCGGCAATGGCATCCCGCCCCGCCTGGGTGAAGCTGACACCCAGCTGGCCCGAGGCCACACCGAGCTTGGTCATTGCAGCCAGCAGCGTCGTCTCCAGCACTGCTGTGGCATTCACCGCTGCCTGCGGCAGCGAGTCGAACGCCGCCTGGGCAGCGCCCTGGAAGCGGGCCAGCTCTTCACCCGACAGCTGCTGCAGCGTCGCAAGTAGCCCGTCACGCACGTTGCGCTCCGCAGCGCCCCCTTGGGTGGCGATGAAGCCCAATGCCTCGCCTACGGAGGCAAGCGTGGCGGTGTCGGCGAAGTTGAGACCGGAGAACATCTTGCGGATGGACTCGTTCGCCAGCTTGGCATTGCTGTCGATGCCTTCGAGCTGCGTCACAACCTGCTGCGCCGCGCCGCCGATGCCGTTCTTCATCGCATCGGCCGCAGTCTGGACGCCCGTTCGCAGCGCCGCGAATCCGGTCGATACGTCCAGCAGCTGCTGCGTCACCTGGCCCAGCTGCTGCAGCTGCTCAGCCGTCGCCATGCCGGACTTCTGCTGCATCAGCAGGAAGCCTTCCTGCGCGGTCAGGTACTGCTCAAGCCCCGAAAGGCGCTTTTCGTAGGCAAGCCGCTCGGCCTCTCCCAGCTTGGAGACTTCCTCGGCCGACTTGATGACCACGTCACGATAGGCGATGAACTCCAGCGACTGCTGGCGCAGCTGGGTCGCCGAGTCGCGCACCTGATTGATGTAGGCCCGTTGCGCCTCACCGGCACGCTTCAAGGCCGGGTCGTGGTGCTTCCAGATGTCCTGCGCGACAGTCTTGAGCACGTCCAGGCCACCCATGGCCGCTTCTAGCCCCAGCACGGCGACGGTGATGGGCACGGCCTTCGGCAGGCCGCGCAACAGAGCGCCGAACCGGGTAATGCCTCGCCCACCACTGGCGACTGCGGCGTTGTTGGCGATCTGGGCATTCGTGGCCGCGATCAGTCCAGCACGCCAGGCGTTCAGCTGTATCAGCGCACCGACGATCTTGAACTGGGCATACGCGGCGGCCATCAGCCCGATCACGCGAGCGTGGTCGACTACCCACTGCGTCGTGCCCTTCACCGCCTCGGCCATGGTGATGATGGCCTGAGCGGTCTGCTTGGCCCAGCGCGACAGGCTGCCATCGGCGGCCAGTCGATCCAGCGTGGTCAGCAGGGTGGTCAGCTGTTCCTTGAAATAGGTCAGCACGCCCTGGTCAGCGACTTCCTGTTTCCAGTCCTTGAAGCGGTCGGTGGCAGTCTTCCATAGGCCCGCGATAGTGCCCACCTTGGCGGCGGCAGCAGCACCACCGTAGGACTCGGTCAGCATGTCCAGAATGATGGATTGCGCCTGCGCAACCTGCCCGGTCGCCTCCAGGCTCTTGATCAGCGCCTTCTGGCTGTCATCCAGCGTGAAGCCCTGCTTGCTCAGGCTCTCCATCGCCTTGGAAGGCGTCTGCAGCGCCTTGCCCACAGTCTCGGCCGACTGCTCCAGCGACATGCCCAGCCGCTGGGCCTGGTCGATGGTGATCTGCATTGCCGCCGGGAACTGCTCGCCCACGATGTTGGTGTAGGACAGCAGGCGCACCTGCGCCGCGCTGATCTGCCCATCATCGAACAACCCACCCTGCAGCTGCTGGCGCATCGCAGCCAGGCTTTGTGCGGTGAACTCGCTGGTACGACCGGTGGCGTGCAGGGCGGCTTCCAGCTGCGCCAGCTCCTGCTCGGCGTCGCTGCCTTCCTTCACGATGGCCTTGATGCCATCGACAACCCGGTTCAGGCCGACAAACGCGATCGCACCCGCCGCGACCGCCTTGAGCCGGCCGAACCAGCTAACAGTGCTCTCGGTGGCCGAGGCCAGATCGCCGCTGCCGGCGGCAGCATCAGCGGCGCGCTCGCGGTACTCGGCCAGCGACTTAGCGGCGGCCTTGCTGGTGGTGGCCTGCTTGCGGAAGGCGGCCTCGCCTTCCTCGATCTGCTGCTTGCGGCGGCGGCCGGCCTCAGCCTCGGCGGCGGCAGCACGGGCCTGCTCGGTCAGCGCGGCCGCACTGCGGGTGGCCTCGATACGCAGCCGCTGCTGGTGGTCGGCCAGGTTGGCCGTGTTGACGCCGAGCGAGGACAGTTCGGTATCTGCCTTGGCAACCGCGTCCCACTGCTCGGTAAGCGCCTTCTGCAGGCGCTCTCCCTCTTTGCGCAGCTCGCGCTGGGCAGCCAGCACCTCGCGCGACGGCTTCTCCATCTCGCCGATGCTGAGGCTGAGGGACAGCGCAGCCTGCTGGTTGGCTCCGAACTGCTTTTCCAGCTCGGCAAGGTCGGCCAGCATGCCGTCGTAGGCGTCTGCCTTGGATGCGGCCTCATTCAGCCCGGTCAGCGAGTCCAGCAGCTTGGATGCCTTGCTGGCGGTCTCGACCGACACATCGCCCAGGTCGCCGAACGCCGCGCGCAGTTCATCCACGCCGTCGCGGCCTTGGGTTTCGATGACAACCCGAATTGCTTCTTCCAGCCGATCAGCCATTAGAACTTCCGTTGATGCGCCACTGGCGACGCAGTTCAGTCACGTAGGTGGTATGCAGGCGATCCATCAGCCGACGACGTGCGGTGAGAGCGCGGCTGTTGCCATCGGCGCCGGAGAGCATCTCGAACGGGCTGGGCCCGCGCAGGATGCGCACCGGGCCGCGGCCATGACGCTTCTGCTGCGCACGATCCCAGCTGCGCACCCGGATGGCCTTGCGACCCTTGATCGTGGCGATGAAGGCGCCGTCGTACGTCTTCGATTCGCCCAGACCGATGCTGGCCGTCGCGCCCTTGGACTTCCGGCCCGCCCAGCGGCCACCGAACTCGATCAGTGAGATCTGTCGGGTGCTGGCCCAGATCGCCAGGAAGTCATCCCTGCCACGCTTGCCGGTGCTGTATCCGCGTTCGCCGGTCTCCACGCGATACTTCCCGCGAAGCGCAGAGGCGCGGATGTTGTAGGACGCCCGGACCTCCTGCGTGGTGGCCGGTCCAGCACGCCGCTGCAGCCCGATAAATGCCCGTTGCACCGACAGGTCATAGCGATTCAGCACCTCGCCGGCCAGGTCGGTCAGGCCGTGGAAGCCCTTCGCGCGACGGCCACTGACGTAGTACTTGAGCAGGTTGTTGCCGCGATTGGATGCCACGAAGCCCTTCCTGATTCATGCCGGGAGGGCGCCGCATAGGCGCCCTCCCCTTGCCGAGGTCACCAGCCCGCTCAGTCCGCCGACTGCGCTGCGATCTTGAAGGTGTAGAGATCGGCCTCACCGGACTGGAAGATCACCGGGCCGGTCAGGGTCACCTGGATCGGCTCATCACTGAACCAGTCCACGTCGCCATCCACGGTCAGGTCGACGTTCGGGATCGTCAGCAGGCCTTCATCGCCACTGATGCGGTCCTGCATGTCGCCCAAAATCTGGAAGGACTTGCTGGGCGTGGTGCCGCCGCTGATGGCGGTTTCGAGGTACGCGTCGTAGGTGTAGGTGGCCACCACGGTGTTGCCGGCCTGAAGCGCGCCGCCGGGCTTCGGAATCAGCAGGCCGTGCACCGGATCGAGGGTGTAGTCGGTGCCTTCCACCAGGTCGACGGAGCCCTTTTTGAAGCTCGGCGGGGTGTCGGCCGTCAGGAAGTTGTGCGGCAGCTTGACCGGGGTGTCGACGCTACCCACGGTCACGGACACGTCGGTGGCGGTACCAGCGGCGACCTGGGTGGCCACCAGGGTGCCGTACAGCATGCGGGCCAGGATGGCAGTCGGCACTTCCAGTGCGGTGATGGACACGCTGGTGACACCAGGGTTGGAGTCCTTGTGGATGATCTGCTGATAACGCGCATCGCGGCGCTTGCTCTTGATCTCCACCGAGTCGCCAGCTTCATAGCTGAACGTCAGCGACGACTGTTCCAGCGGCTGGTTGCCGAACTTGTCGGCCGGCTCGGGGATGACGGGAATGCGGGCGCCGTTCGCGCCGTGCTCCCAGAAACGCAGGTCGCCTGCGAACTTGCGGACTTTGGGCTGTGCCATGGTGTTGCTCCTACGGGTTCGGGTTGGGGACGGGCTCAAAGGTCTCGGTCAGACCAGCCCGCGCGGTGATCTGAGCGACGACGGCGGAATGCCCTGCGTCGTCTTCCAGGGTTGCCATCTGGGTTGCCAGCAGCTCAAAGCTAGTGACGCCGATCGGCAGCATCTTGGCGTTCAATGTCAGGGCACGGATCAGGTCATGCCTGGCGCGGTGCACCAGCAGCCGTGGGTTCTCCTGACCAATCCCGCGCGGCACTTCGAACTCGATGGTGATAGCGGCCTCGGAGCTGGCCTGGGCGCTACCGCCGCCACTCCGCGAGAGTTGCTGGACCGAGATGACGGTGGCGGGCTCGGACTGGTCCTCGGGCACCTCATCATCGTCCACCACGATCAAACCGCTCCCGATATCGGTGCGGAATCCGGCCGTGGAGCGGATCAGCTTCACGCGATCGCGCAGGAACTCGACCAGCCGCCAGGAGAGGGGCTCAGCCAGCTCAGTCACGGCGCACCAACCATCGGCTGCGGGAGCCGTCGTCACTGAGCTTCTTCGCGTTCACGAAGGCCTCGACAGCCACCTCCACGCGGTCACCCTGCTCGGGATCGACATCGGCTCGCAGGTACACAACCTCCACGCGACCAGCAACGAACTGCTGCAGATCGCCGATGGTCTCCACATCCCGGTCGATGTAGATCCGGACACCCTCAGTCACAGTGCCGGACTTTGCCGACTTGACCGTGGCGGTGGAGACCATGCCCGCGATTGCCAGCGCGCCATGAATGGTTGCGTCCATCTGGCGCAGGAAGTCGCGCTCGCTCACCGGGCACCTCCCGCACATAGAAGCGCATACGCCTGCAGCGCCCTCACCTGGGCGTCGCACTGGGCTGCGGCGCCAACAGCTCGGCCGACACTTTCAATTCGGTCGTCGGCTCGACCATCAGGCTGGCTGCCGGCAGCGGCGGCCGCGGACAGCTCTGCGGTGGCGATGGACGCTTGCCAACGCTGGTGCAGGCGCTGGTTGCCAACGCGAAGATCAGCGACGAGGCGATCAGATGCTTTCTGTGCATCGTTCTTTTCCTTTTCGTACTGGGAGGCCAGGGCGTTCGCGGCGGCGGCACTGCTGCGCTCTGCCTTCAGGGTTTCGGTCGCGGCATCGGCCTCAGCGCGGGCGGCATCTCGCTCACCCTCCATGGCTTCACGGCTCGACGCGGCCTGGTCGGCCGCACGGTGCGCGATGGACACCGAGCCGCGCTGCCAGACGACGACGCCCAACAGCAGGAGGATGGCAACGATGAGGGCGCGGATCATGCGGACACCACCGGGTCTTCGGGCGGGATAACTGCACCAAGGCCGCGCAGCGTCGATTCGAGCTGGCGTACGCGCGTGCGCAGGGCGCTGGCCTCCTCCTGCGCCCTGAGCCGCAGCAGCATTTCAGCCTGCAGCCGCTCATCCTGGGCAGTGACTCGCTGGTCGAGGAAGGACACGCGATCGGACAAGCCCCTGATGAGATCCACGTTGGCGTCGGTCTCTGTACGCTCCTTCCTACGCGAGAGGAGCGCCGTCCACGCCTCGCGGAGAAGCCACAGCGCTACCACGCTGCCTGCTGCCCACCACGGCGCCGTGGCGGTGATTCCGCCGCCGACCATCAGCTCAGCGCCTCTGCAACGCCGGCGTCGATCACGTCGGGCCGCCAGTACATGCCGCCGTTCTCGTGTCTGGCGATAGCGGTGGCCAGACGGCTCAGCGTGACCGCGTTGTCCAGGCGGATGACTTCCGAAGGCGCAACGCCAACCGCCGCAGCAACCTGCTGGACGTAGGCACCGGTGTTGTTCTCCACCGGCGGCGCCCAGCGCCCGATGATCTCCTTCACCGTGCGCAGGCCATGCTTGCGCTGGTAGGTGAGCAGGGTCTTCGCCAGGGCACGGAATCCGGCCTGCGGGGTCAGGAACACGCAGAAGCGCTGCTCACGGGCGATAGCCGCAGCAGACCGATCCTCGCCCTGCCACGGCGTGCTGGTTCGGTCGATGTTGCCAGGATTGTTGTTGCGTACGCCGCGCGGCGTGCTGGTGGTGCCCATGCGATCCCCCGTTGTCGCTGTGGAAGAACCGGCACCGCTCACGCCACCCGGGCGTCTATGAGCGGTGCCGGCCTGTTCGGTTATGCGCCTGCTGCGGCGGAGCCCGGCGTCAGCCGGACGAAAACGGTCAGCGAGCCAGCCTCAGCCGCGTAGACAGCGAAGCCGATGTCGGCTACCTGATCAGCACCGGCTGCACCAGCGATCGCGTGATCGGCGGCGGTGTCCCAGTTGACGGCGGCACCGACACCGAACACGGCGGCCGGCAGCTTGGGAAGCTCGAACACGCCCTCGACATGCGTGGCGATGATTTCGCCGGCCTTGCCATCGGTAACGGCGACGGCCACCAGCTTGCCCTGTACCACCAGCTCGCCACTCTTGGTGTCAGCGGTCAGGGTCACGTCGAGCACGCGACCGTCCTGATGTGCGTTCTTCATAAATACTCTCCGGATGCGTGAAGGGGTTCAGGAGGCCGCCGCTATTGCGGCGATCTCCATGCCGGGCGATCAGCCCTGGGCGGGTGCCGGGTTGCCGGGGTTCTTGTAGATGCCGCGGTAGTCGGCAATGGCCGGTGCCGCATCCAGGCGCACCTTCCAGGCCACGCCGTCGACGGTGAAGCCCTGGTGCTGTTCCAGATACGGCGTCTGGTTGCCGTCGAGATAGCCCACCACGATGCCGTCGACGTAGGCCGGGTTGGAGATGCCGTACCAGGCCTGTGCATCCTTGGCGTCCAGCCGGCCGTCATCCCAGACTTCGAAGGTCTCGCGCACGATGTTGGGGTCGTTGCTGCCGACACCCGCGCCCACGGCGAACTGCGCGGTGCGCACGGTCCTTGCCAGGCCGCTCAGCGCCACCGGCGTCAACAGGCCGCGCATCGGCACCTGGATGAGATTGCCGTCTGCATCCTTCTGCAGGCGCATGGCAGCCTGCATTGCGCCGACGCTGGCGGTGCTGATCAGCGCAGCCGGCAGCAGGTTCTTGTGGTCAGCGTGGAACAGGCGCTTGCCGTCAGCCAGGATCGGGTTGCTGTTGATCAGATCGAACACGGCCTTCGCGATCGTACGCCGTGCAGCCTGGCCCATCTTGCGCGGCACGTCGCCGAACACGCCCAGGTCGTCGTTGATGATGGCCTGGCGGGTGATGGTGAACAGCTTGCCGTAGGTCACGATCTTCATGGCCTGCGACTGCTCGGAGAACGTGCCCTGCTTGTACTCGCCGCCCTCCGGGACGACGTCCAGGTCAGAGAAGGCGCCCAGACCCACCAGGTTGGTCGGCTTGAAGTCGCTCACATTCACCGGACGGGTGTACTGGTCGAAGGTTTCTTCCACTTCCTGGTAGCCCTGCAGCAGGGCCCGGCGCGAAGCGTCACCCAGCAGCTGCGGAAAGTCCGAGCTGCTGTGGGTGAAGGCCATGCCCACCACTTCCAGTCGCTCCATACCGCGGGTATCCACACCAGCCTGCTGCACGCATGCACGGGCGATCTCGGTCAGGGACATGCCACGGAAGGCGTTACCGTCCGTCGCCTGGACCAGACCGGCACGAGCCTGGATCGCATTGGACATGGCCGAGCGGGTCAGATCGCGCTGGTCAGTACCAGCGGTGACGGCCGCACCGCCATTGAGCGGTGCAGCGTTGCTGCCCAGCAGTGCCAGGATGTGGCGACCCACCGCGTCGGCGGTGATGTTGGAGTCTGCCTGCGCCATCACTCCATCCACGTACTCACGGACCTGTGCGTTGCCCATGTGCGGGAGCGCAATGGCCTGGATCTGGGTGTTGCGCTCACGCAACGCACCCAGAGCGGCCTGGACCGGATCGGCCGGCGTCGGCGCGGGAACGGGAGCCGCGGCGACGACCGGGGTGACCGGCGCGGTGGCGTTGGTTGCGACTGCCGGGCTCTGTCGACCGGCGTTCGCGAGGATGGCGCTGTACTGCTTCTTCATGGTTGGATCCTCGATATGGCCGATCACGGCCGACTGGCTGACCTCGGGAAGCGAGGCGAATACTTGCGGAGAGAGGCTTGCGACGATGCTTCGACGCAGCTGGGACAAAACGGGCGCGCCGGCACCCTCAATGGACTGCAGATAGCCGCGGATCGCGACGGTAGATGCCGACGACCACATGGCCGTGGCCCCGGGGTCGGCGTCCACCACCAGGTCGGCCAGACCGGCATCGACGGCCTGCGGACCGGAGAACCAGTGGTCGGCATCGTCGGTAAGCAGTCGCTCCATCTCTTCACGCTGACCAGAGCGGGCCGCATAGGCCTCCAACATGGCCGACGCGTGCGCGTCCAGCGCCTCCGCGTTCTGACGGAATGCCGTAGCGCTGCCGGCAGCAACGGTGCGCGGCGCATGAACCATGACCAGGGAGCTGGCATAGACCCGGCGCTCATCACCGGCCTGCAGGATCAGCGAGGCGATGGAAGCGGCCTGCCCTTCCACGGTGATGATCTTGTGCGCCGGATGGGCCTGCAGTGCGTTGTGGATTGCCATGCCGTCAGCGACGACACCACCAACACTGTTCAAGCGCACGTGGATGGTGCCAGCCGTGATCTGGCCAATCCGCTCGACCAGGTCGGCAGCGGACACCGACTCTTCGAACAGATAGCCACCGATGGCGCCATAGATCATCACGTCGGCGACATCGGCCTCCGCGCGTACCTGATACAGCGCGGGGCCGAGCTCGGCTTCGGTTGCCGCTTCCGCGCGGATGGTGTTCTGGATCGCGCTGGCCAACAGGCGTGCACGCATGTCATTCGCTCCTGGAGAGATCGCGCGTCAGCTGGCCCAAGACTTGGGCACGCGCTTCTGCACTGGTGTTGGGCGCCGGCGGCGCAAGGGTCTGGGTCTGCTCCTGCCAGTCCTGACGCTGACGCAGGACCTCAGCGGGGTTGTTGCCGTACTGAAGCGTGTTCTGCTGCGGCGACACCCAGCCGCGGTCCTCTGCCTCGCCGCGCGCGTAAGCCTCCTTCAACGGGTCAATCCACGGCATCACCGGGCGGACGTACGTTGAGGCGGCCAGATCCCGCAGCGTCCAGCCACGGGGCAGGCGCACGCGCCCCGAAAGCACGCAGGCCTGGACGAATCGCATGCGCTGCGGTCGCACGCACAGCGCAATGAAACGTTCGGCCAGCATCAGGTAGCTGCCCCACTTTTCGACCAGCTCCTGACGCTGTGCCGAATAGGTGCCGTTGTAGTCCAGCGACAGGCTGGAATAGCTCACGCCGATGCCGCCGGCAGCTGCGCGCAACTGCTCCTTGCGCCAGGTGGCGGCATTGGGATTCGGCCGGTCGGTGCCCAGGCTCTCAATCGACTCGCCGGGCAACAGATCATCGAAGATCGCACCGGGGGCAAGGCGCAGCTCACGAATCGGAACACCGTCCTGAAGGATTGCCTGCCCGCCCAGATCCGCACCGTACTGCTCGCCGCCGCCCTTCTTGATCTGGAACGTCATCGACGCCGCCACCTTGGCAGCAATGCGTTCGGACTCTTCATAGTCCTTCACGTCCTCGAAGCGGGACATTGCGCTCGCAAACACGCTGAGCCCCCGCACCTGGTGCAGACGCTTCATCAGCGCGATGCAGTGCATGAACTCGGCCGAGACACGCTTGGTCTCCAGCCGAGTGCCCATAGGATCACCTGGATGACTCTTGTAGACGTGGAACGCGATAGGCCGGCCCCATGCGTTGCGCTCGACGCCTTGCAGGATGTTGCGCGCTGGATCGTTGAATTCCAGCGGCACCAGGTCGGCTTCCAACATCTCGAAGCTGTACGGAACCGCGGTGCCGTGCTCGAAGTATGGGACTGTGCCAATCAGGTCCTGGTAGAACGCATCACCGTCGCGGAACCAGCTGCGTGCCAGCAGCTGCTGGCACATGCCGTAGTCGTGCGTCCGGGTCGCCTCGGGCGCGTCCCACCACTCGTCCCAGAGGTCGTCCAGCTGCAATGCCAGTTCGCGGTTGATCGGCTGCCCGGGGAGCCGAGGCGCAGAAAGCACGTCGATGCCTGCGCCAACAGTATTCTGGACCAGGACGTTCAGCGCGTTGTCCGCCAGATCCAGGTCACGCTCCAGATGGCGTGCCTGATCCCGGAGCTGGCGCGCATCCATGCCTGCGATGGTATTGCCGCTGCCCCAGTCCCTCGCCAACTTTCGGTTTCGCGACGGGCGCGTCACTTCGTGCGCGCGGCTGACTACCGGAGCCATCTGGGCACGAGCCGACTGGATGGCGCGGTCGGCGCCGAGAGCGGCGCTCAATCGTGCCTTGGCGATCTGCGCGGAGGACATCAGGTCACCCCACCGAAGTCGGCGTTCGCCCAGCGCGCACGTCGACCGGCAACCGCGCCGCCTCGTACGACCGCAGCCTGCCACTCTTTTCGACCGGAGCGGATCTCAGCCAAGTCCGCCCGGGTCAACTGGCGATCACCGATGCGAACGGTCTGGCCCGAAAGCACGGCGACCTCCGCGTCGATGTAGAACTCCAGCATTTCCTGAGCAGTCTTCATGACTACATAGGCTACGGATAGCGCTGTCCACGAACTCAATAAAGTCGTGGACAGCGGCCCGCGTAACTAACTGATTTGAAAGAAGCAGAAAACTAATTTGTCTCCACTTTCATTGAAACCGTGGACTACACCTGTTTCTGCTTTCTGGGGAGCCCACCAGGGAACAGCTCGTGCAGCTTTGATCTGGACACGTCAAAGTCCCGCATGACCTGTTTCACGGGAATCCCAGCCTCCAGAGAACGACGAATCTCCGTCAGCGGGTAGGTTCGAACTGCTGCAGGGAAATAGGGCTGCTCGCCGGCAAAGCACTGCATCACCGATTCAACGAACGGCAGCGCCATGCGCTCACTGATGCCAATGTCTGCTCGCATGGCCGCCAAGATCCGCTCCCTCAGCTCTTCGGCCGACTCGGTACGTTTTGCCATTACAGCGCCCACCCATCACGCGCCAGTCCGCTGCTACGCGGCCGGACCTGTTGGGTTCCACGCGAAACAGTCTTCGCATCGACTTCCACAGGCGTCGCCTCTGTTTCACGGGAATCCGTACTGTTCACGGTCAGCAGCAAGCGGGCTTCCAACACGTCCCAGTCTGCACGCGTGTAGCGATGCAGGCGGACCTCCGGGTGGTGCGCGGCAGCATAGGCGTAGACCCAAGTGTCCAGCGGCTCGTTACGCGTAACCCTCTTCTCGAATCGGTTCTTCACCGGGTTGTAGACCTCCGACACCAAACCGGGGAAGTACTCATCCGGCAGCTCATCGCTGAAATGCACCAGGCGCGACTCGACAGCGCGCTCTGCATCGGCGGAGAGGCGGCTATACAGATAGTGCTTCGCGGCCACGGTGCCGACGTGGTGGATGGTGATGCCACGCTTGTCCGTTTTGCCGTTCCAGGTCACGTCAGCCAGCTTTCCCTTCGACAGCACCGGCGCGTTGTTCGGAACGGCGCCGAAAATGCACATTGGTCGGGTGACACGACGCTGGCGCACGAAGTTCTTTACCGCCTCCGTGCGGTGGCCACCGGCATCGATAGCGACTGCCATCGGCCGCAGAAGAGCGCCGTCCGCTCGCTCGATGGCGCGGTTCAACAGATCCGTCAGCGCAACCCACACTGCATCCTCTGCGGGATCGCCTTGCAGTTCCACATAGTCGAGGGTCCAGGCGGTCATACCACGCCCCCAGCCAATGGTGTGCACCGCCAAGCGCCCATCCTGGGTATCGACACCCACTGTCACCGCCAGCACCCCGAGAGGAGCCAAGCGCAGGGCGTAGGGCTCGGCGCGATCCTTGATCACGTTGTGCTTGACCGCGCGCATCGACGGGTCTTCCCACGTCTCGGCCAGCCGGTCATTCACGAAGGTCTTGAGGGAGGCAGGATCACCCTGCGCTTCCAGCCACTCCTTCACCAGGTCCAACCAGCGCGGCCCCAGCCCGAACTGGTAGTAGAGGCAGTTGATGGTGTAGCCGCGAATCGGCGAGTCGGGGTTGGCCGCCACCCAGCGCCCGTTGGCAATCATGTCGGTCTTGAAGTGTTCCTCGATGGCGACCCCACATTCGCAACAGGCGTACCACGCGTGGCTCTTGTCGGGCGACCACACCAAGCCACTCCACTGCAGCGCCTGGTAATGGCCGCAGTGGGGGCACGGGACGTGATAGCGGCGCTGGTCGCTCTTGTCGTACAGCTTCGCAATCCTGCTGAGTCCGGCGATGCCAGGGGTGCTGATGTACTGGCGCTTGTAGGTCGTCGGGAAGGACGACGTGCGTCCGTCCAGCATCTTCACCGGGTCGTCGCCGGTGGAGAGCTGCTGCGGCGCCTCATCGATCTCATCCACCTGCAGGTACTTCACCGTCGAGGACTTGAGGCGCTGCGGGCTGCCCATGTGCTCCACGAACAGCTGCCCGCCAGCGAAGTCCTTGAACGTGCGCTGGTTCGCGCTATCCCGGCTGGCCGTGCTGGTCAGCGCCTTCTTGACTGCTGCGCACACCTCGATCATCGGGTTGAGCTTCTGGGCGATCCACTTGTTCATGGACACCTCACCCGGCAGCGCGTACATCATCGGGCCCGGCGCATAGTCCATCCAGTACGCCATGGCATTGGTCGCCAGCTGGCTCTTGCCGAACTGGATCGGGAACATGCAGACCTGGTCATGCACCGGGCTGCGGGCGGACATGTTGTCCATTGGCTCACGCAGTGGAGGGTTGCGGTCTGTCACCCAGCGCCCAGGCTTGCTGCCGCTCTTGGTGGACAGACGCATGTGTTCATCGCACCACTGCGAAACGCTCATGGGCCGCCGCGGCTGCAGCGAGCGCGCCAGCACCGACGCCAGGCAGCTCTGTGCCTCCATCATTCCGCAGCCTCCGCTGCCTTGGCCGCCAACGTGCGGAAGCCCTGGCTCAGTTCTTCCAGGGCGTGGCTCACCTCATCCCAGACCAGCCGCCGGCACCCGGCCTCATCCAACGTTGCCGCCAGCTGCGGCGCCAGCGTATCGGCCAGGCGTTCCATCGCACCCCGGAACGTCGTTGCGTGCTCAGCGAGGAACGCCTCCACGTCTGCGCGGGGCAGCAGCAGCCCCAGCTCCTTCTGCAGCGCGATGTGCGCCATGTGCGCGTCGGTCTCGGCCTTGTCGGCCAGCGCCTTGGCCTTGCGCGCGGAATCCGGGGTCTGCGGGCGGCCGGCGCGTGAGGGCCTGGCATCGTCGTCGTCACCGTCGTCTTCATCGTCATCGATGTCGACGTCGCCAGCGCTGGCCGCCTCCCCGCTCCCCACCAGCGCGCTGCCGCGCTCATCTGCGTGGCGCTGGGCCACACCGGCATAGACCGGGTCTGCGGTGCGAGCGTAGAGCTCCAGGGAGGCGGCCTTCAGGAATCCCTTGCCGCCCTCGCCCACCACCACCCTGCCCTTCTTCCTCAGCTCGACCACGTAGGACGGCTTGCAGCCGATCAGCGAGGCCAGCTCCTTGCCAGTGATGGTCACGTCTTCCTCAGCCATTGCTACCCCCTTCTCCATTTCCTTCGAAGATCGTTAAAGCGGAAAAACGCGCGCGCGTGAGCATGTGCGGGCTGTGCGGCGGTGTGTGCGGAATGCGATAGCCGCTGAATCCACGCGGCACAACGCGTGTGCGGCGTGTGCGGGATGTGCGGTCACCCACATACGCACGCGAGGTGCATTGCGGCGTGGCAGCGCGATACCCGTTCTCGCCCGCGCCCGCCCATGTAGGCCGATGCCCGCACGTCCCGCACACGCCTACTACCGCAAGCGATGCGCGGCAATTCAATGCCCGCACATCTGCCCGCACATCCCGCACACGCCGCACATTGATGGGCATAGTGATCACGCACGCCCCTTGTAGTCGGAGTACATGCGGCGGAATGACACGACCTGGTCGCCCAGCCATGCCGCCTCTGTCTTGCCGTCAGGCACCGTGCAATCGCCCAGCATCAGGAAGCCATGCGGCCCGTTCACGGTCTGCTCGATCTGGTAGCGCTTCCGCGCCCGGTCGGGGTGGAGGATCTGGCGCTTGCGCACCAGCGCGTTGATGAACTTTGGTGACGGCGCTGGGCGTGGCATGCCTTCGCGTGCGCACCAGGCCTTGTAGACCTCGTACCACTCCTTCGACAGCGCCGGCATGGGTTTCAGCCCGGGAATGTCATCGCCGTAGAGCTCGTCCAGGAACCGCTGCGGGCTGTCCTGGCTCAGGCCGATCAGCTCTTCCTTCGCCTGCGTCATCGGCGGGTTGGTGCCGTTGGTGAAGCCGGTCAGGTCAACCTGCAGCAGGTAGTGATGCAGCGCCGCCGTCGCGCCGTTGCGGATATCGGCCAGCACCTCGGTGTAGAACTCCAGGCTCAGCTTGTCCGGGGTCCAGATCACCGCATGGCGGCGGTCATCCTCTTCCAGCACGACCGGCATCGCCTCGTTTGAGAGGAACACCAGGTTGGCGTGGTTGTCTTCCTCGTAGGCCTGGATGTTCTTCGGGTTGATGCGGATGCGGTCACCCGTGATCAACGCCTTGAGCTTGTTCTTGAGGTGGTAGACCTCGGTGCGTGCAACCACTTCGTCGGCCAGCAGGAACAGTTTGCGGCTTGCCCAGTCGTTGAACTTGTCCTCCAGGGCGGCCTGGTCAAGCACCCGGCCGTACTCGCCATAGAGCTTCATGTACTCATCGAAGAACATGTTCTTGCCGGTGCCCTGCGGACCATGGATGACGATGGTCGATTTCATCTTGGCGCCCGGATTCTGCAGCGGGTAAGCAAGCCACTTGACCACCCAGTCGTACAGGGCTTTCTGGTTGGCCTCGTTCCCGCACATGTGCCAGAGCAGCTGCAGCAGCCGGTCGCAGTTACCCTCCTGCGGCACCGTCGGCCAGCCTGCGAAGAGATTGCAGGTCACGCCCGGCTTCTCGCCCGAGGGGTCGAAATCGACCTCGCGGACACGCACGATGGACCGATCCGAATGCTCCATCCACGCGCGGTGCAGTTCCTTGCGCACGCAGGCATCGCGCATGTCGCCCAGCGCCACGAGCATGTGCTCTTTGTGGTCGAACACCGTGCCGCCCTGCCCATAGACCAGCGCGAAGCGCTCGAGCAGCTCGGTCAGCGAGTGGATAGGGGTAAGGCGATCAGTCCCCTCGCCCCCGTCGTTGGTGATGGAAGGCGCGCGCTTTTCTGCAGACACCCGCCAGGAGAGCTCCGTGAGACGGGCCTCGACCTGCGCGCGCACGACGTGCAGGCCCTCCTGGGCGTGCAGATCGTTGAAGTCGCTGATCTTGCGGCCGGTTTCGATGAAGCGCTCGCGCCTGGCAGGCTCATCGGCGAATACCGGGTGCAGCACCGCGCCGCCCACGTCCAGCGCTGCGGCCTCGGCACCGAGCAGGCCGGCATTCGACGCGCCATGCGGCTGCGCGCACGATGGGCAGAACTGCGGATGGTCGGCCAGCACCAGGCGGCTCTTGCAGTTTCGGCACTTCTGCAACACGTCGTCATCGGCGCAGAGCAGCATCCTGATGCCGCGATAGCGCTTCGCCAGGGCCGAGGCGACGGCCAGCATGTTGCCAGCATCGAACGCCACGGCCACCGGGTAGCCCGTCGCCATGTGCAGCGTCGCCGCGGTGGCATAGCCCTCGGCCACCAGCAGGATCCACTGCGGGCTTCCGCCGATCAGATGGAAGTGGCCCTTCTTGACCATCCCGGCCGGCCAATATTCCTTCGCAGGCTTGCGCCCTGCGGCCGCCAGCTTTGCGCTGCGCAGCACCTGCAGGCCATGCACCTGGCCGTTGACGTCCAGCAGCGGAACAAGTGCGGCACCCGTGGTGCCATAGCGCAGTCCGAAACCCTGCACGCCCTTGCTGACCAGGTAATCGGCCTCGCCAACGGCGTTGGCCTTGGCCCAGGCTGACGATGCCCGCTCTGCCGCACGCTTCGCTTGGGTCTGACGGGCGGCCTCCGCCCTGCGCCGATCCTCGGCCAGCCGATTGCGCAGCGCTTCGCGCTGTTCATCGGAGAACGTCTTGTCCCGCTTGCGCAGATCAACCTTCGTCGCGCCGTTCTCGTTGCCGTGCCATACGCCGTATGTGCCGACGACCAGCATTTCGCCGGCCGAGGTGTTTAGTTCGTGGAGCGCGTACCAGCCGCGTCGCTCGCGTGAGCCCTCGACCCGGCAGCGGACCATGCGCCCGGTGGTGTCCAGTTCGGTGACCAGAAGGCCGGCGGACTGCAGCTGCTGCAGCACATCCCCATAGTTCTCAGACATTCAGTAGTTTCCCGAGCCGCTATCTACCCAGGAAATGCGCGTCTGATTACCCGCGTCCGCCAAAGCCAGGGAGGACCCATCGCTGGTATCGCGAATGGCTCGCAATGCCAGGGCGGATTCAGTAGCGCGGGCTGCACGCGGCCTTTCACGAGCCACCCGGGGGGATGGGGCCGAATCAATGCTTGCGTGGTACATCAGGGTTCCCCAAAGGCAGGCTGTGCTGCCGGTTGTCTTGCTGCTCTTGTCGCTGGCGGATGCGTTCGCGCTCTGCCAATGCTTCTTCACCTACTAACCCGGGTACGGCATCAGTCAGTGCCAGGGCCGCCAGTTCCATCGCTTGCCGTGCAGACGCGCTGGCTATGCCACGCCTTCGATACCGGGATCGATGGGCGTGGTCGGTTGCCACGTCAGTCCTCCGTCCCCTGCTGACCAGCAGCACGGCAGGCATTGCGCTCTAGGCGGTAGCAGAGCCTGCGCACGTCGCGCGACAGGTCCTGGATTCGATCGGCCTCGGGGATGGTCAAGCGCTGGTCTGCCAGCGCGTCGATACCTGCACCGGCCAGCGCACCTGTCAGCTTGTGCAGCTCCAACAGCTTTGCCTGGATCGCGGCCAGTTCGTTGGGCCAGCCACCCTCGGGCGGCGGCGGGACGTAGTCGACCATCAGGTCGTACTGGCCTGCGAGCGAGCACACCCAGTCGGTGGCAATGTCCTGCGTCACCACGAACTGCTGCAGGTAGTCGGTCAGGATCTCGGCCATCTCCATGGAGATAGACTCGCCATCGATGCCTCGCAGTTTCTTGCGCAGCGTTTCGGTCGAGATCGACCTTCCTCTGCGCTTGCTGATGTGAGCCGCGGCATCCTGCAGACCACCCGGGGCACGGGCCACAGCGCTGTGCAGTGCGTCTCGCCAGTACAGGTCAGAGCGAAGGCAGGTCATGCTTCCCCCTGAAACGCTGCACCATTCATCGTGGGAAGGCGGGTGGCAGCCGGCGCAACATTACCGGCATGGCAGAGATCATCAGCTTCCCGCAGCGCATGCACTTCACCGCTCTCCGCGCCTATGACGCCGCAACCGGCATCGGTGGTGTGGTGGCGGTACTGTTCGCCCCTGTACGCCAAGCTCGTGCATCCAGAGCGCTTCATGCCGTCTCAGCCGGCCAGATGTCGGGGCGGATTGCAGCAAGAGCCAACGGCTCGCACCCGAGCTCGCCGCCGATCTCGACCGATGCCTCCTGAATCCTTCTCGCCAAGGCCGGGCTGGGCTTCTTTTTCCTCCATCCGGTCGCGCACTGCCACAGATAACCCTCAGAACTGCCGGTCAGGGCAGCGAGGCGCCGCTTACGTTCGGGATCTGAAATGAAGGTGAGTAGGTCCATAGGGCTAGTATTTAGCCAGCAGCTAAAGCCCGTTGTCAAGCTGGTGGCGAAACAACCGCGTTTAGCTAGTAGCTACGCTTCCCGGATGGACGCCATAACCGCCAGACACCTCAACCTTCAGGCCCTGGTTGCCACGCTCAAGCCGCAGCTCGGCACGCAGAAGGCGATCGCCATCCATCTGGATATGGCGCCCTCCTACCTGAATCAGCTACTGGGCGGGAAGAAGCTCGGCGACGACGTCGCACGAAAGATCGAACGCGCAGCGGGGTTGTCACATGGCTGGTTGGATCAGCCCAGGTCTGAAGACGCCGCTGTCGATGCCGCTGCTGCTGGTTCTCAGGATCTGCGAATCGACCCTGAGATCATCGCCTCCGCGATCAGGCTCGTCAGGCTCACGTTCGCCAACCTTGGGATTGATGACTTCAGCAATGAAGAAGACGGTACGCCACTGGCTTATGCCTACGAGTACCTCTATCACCGAGGCGAGGCCACGGTAACTCCAGACAACCTGATCGATTTCAGCAAGGCGCTTGCGCAAAGGCTCAGGGAGAAGGATGGAGAACCAGAAGAAGGAGCCCCCCGCCGCGGGGACACTCGAGGCATTGGCGCAGGTGATCGCCCAGCGCGTCGCAAGGCGTGATGGTCAGAAGCCCAAGCTGCGCGTGGTCGCAGCGCCGAAGCCATCAACCATCGATAACGTGACGCGGGACAGCATCCTCCGGCGTATCCGGTGGCTGCGCGATCACTACAACCTAGGCTGTTTGATCGACCAGGCAACGTTCAACACGCCTGGCATCGACTGCTTGGAAAACGATGCGCTGGTGCAGCTGCATCGGGAAATGGAAGCGGCCAGGGAGTGCTGCATGGAAGGCGTCCCGTTGGACGAGGCCGGCTTCATCAGAGACGTTTCCATCCAAGACACCTGACGCGGACAAGAGGCAAGTGGGCGCGCTAGGCGCCCCCCCCCTATGGCTGTCCGCCAGCCGAGTACTTCTCCCGAGTGGCACGCTCGCGCTCACTGCGAGCATCGCCACATCGCCTTCTGGCTTCCGCCATCTGACTGTCTGCCGAAACCCTCTCCGCCGTCTGGGCCTGCTGCAGGCTCGCGATCTGCGTGCGCAGTCCTGACGCATAAGTAGCGCCGGCAAGGTTGTTCCGTGCACCGGCGAGCTGCCTGTTGAGGGATGCAATCTGACGCGACACATCCTGCGTGCGTGCGTTTACGGGGCCGTAGATCCTGTTCTGCTCCGAGGACAGGCAGTTCCGTTCGGCTATGCCCGCATCCGCTAACTCGGTCGTCTGGTAAACGGCGGCGCGATTGGCTGCCTCGCCCGCGCTTTCCGTTGACGCGCGGTTGGACCGCAACTTCATGGGTGCAGCTCCTGCGGAACAGGGGTCCTGCGAGTAGACAGTCTCCCCGTTTGCCCCCTTGCACTTGAACACCTGCGCCGAAGCCCAAGGCGAGACAAGAAGCGCAACCCCTAACACCAACACCCTGCCGAACATCGCAGCCTCCCTGGCCCTGATATGCCCGGGAATTATCCGGGGTGTCCCGTCCGTTTTCAGCCCCTCCGCATAAATTTAGCTGACAGCTATTGCATTGAGAATTTAGCTGTGGGATAAATTGCTCCGCCGGAACCCCACCGGCGGGCGACCGGCGGGTCGCCATGCGGGCCGGGCCTCCCCTCCCTGCCGCAGCCGATCTCCACTGTAGATGACCCGCCGGCGCCCTCTCTTAACCAGGAGCGCGCCATGTCTCATCGTCTCGCCGATCCGAGCCCCACTCTGCTGCCGCTGCTGGCCGTCAAGGCCCTGCTGGCGCTGGCGGCCCGCGATCACAACACCGCCCGGACCCTGTGGACCCGCAGCAAGGGCGAGCACAGCCGCAACCAGCTGCGCCGCTCGCGCCGCATGGGCGTTGCGAGCCTCCGCCTCGAAGCCTGCTCGCGGGATATGTCGGCTGAGGTGCGGGCATGAAACGTCCTGAGAGCGCGCTGGAAACGTTGGCCCGGATCTCTAGGGTGAACGCCGACTTCGGCGCAGTGGCAGTTGAAACGAGCGACTTTATGGTCCGTGTCGGGGAATCGATGCTGAAAGTCCAATCGGTCGACCTGGCCGCAGCGCACTCGGCTTTTTCAAATCTGGTTGAACAGGGCGATCGCCTGACCGCCGCGTTTCGCGCCCTGGGGCAATACAAGGGCCTTCAGGCGCAGAACCTGATTCGGCGCGAGTGCGAGGACTCAATGCTGGCATTTGCAGCGACGCTGGCACGCGTCAAAGGCAGTGAAGCATGAGCAGCCGCCTTCGTATCACCTGGCTGGCCGTTGGACTTCTGGCCGCCGTCGTCGTGCCCCTGCGCATCGCCGAGATCCACGGCGCCCATACCGAGCGAGCTGCTGCGAAGGCCCGCTGGGCAACCAGCAGTTCGGTGAGGGGCTGACCATGCGCCAGACCTCCCGCCCGCTGCCGGCATCGGTTCCCCCCTGCGGTCACGGCCACCGGCCGCAGATCGTCACCACCAGCGGCGCGCCCACTGGGCATCGCCTCGGCACGGCCTGTCCCGACCTGGTGCACATCGAGTGCCACCGCTGCGGCATCGCGACCCGGCCGGTTCCCTACGACCGTGCCGCGTTGGCCGAGCTGCGCTGGACCGACAGCACGTTGGCGAACTACCGCATTCCGATTTCACACCTCGCCCGACACCGCGGCGAAGTGTTGGCCGAACTCGCCTCAACCGCTCCTTCCACCTCCATCGCAGCCTGACCAGGAGACACGCCATGGCCGCCGCACTCAAGCCGAAAGAACGCGCCGCTCTGCTGGCAGCGCATGCCGCTTCGGACCACGCACTGCACCGCACCCGTGCGGGCTTCGCGCCCAAGAACCGACCGGAGAGGGTCTTCACCCGCCGCGTCATGAACTGGCTGGATGAGCGAGTGCTGGTGCGCTTCGACGATCCGGAGCTTCCACGCACGGCGACATTGACCGCCGCCGGCCTTGCCGCTGCCGAGGCCGAGATTGCCAAGGCCCGCGACCTGGCGCTCTCCGCATGAGCACTGCAGCAACCCTTCCGGTCGAGCAGCAGTTCGCCACCGGCCACCAGGGCGAGTCGCTGGTGTTGATGGTGTGCCAAGGCTGGATCTGGGCCGGGCTGTACACCGCCGCGCCGCGCGAATCGCTCCTGCAGCTCGCCGCCAGCGCCAGCCGGAGCGTGGGGGTATCGCACAACTCGCTACGCCTGGGTGGCACGACCTTCCCCCTCAACCGCCTGGCTGCCCAGGCCGCTCACCGCTGGCTCGACCGGCAGGGCGTGCGCGTCCGGTCGATCTCCCCCAACCACCGCGCTACGCGCAGCACGAAAGGAATCCACGCATGAGCCGCTCTGTCGTGATCTATGGGCCGCAACGCTGCGGCAAATCCGCCAACGCGCAGGAGCTGCGCGAACACTTCGGTTTGAAGGATGTGTTGGACGACTGGGATGGGCACACCGCCTATCCGCTGGACGACACGCTGGTGCTGACCAACAACGCCGATGCCGTGGCGCACCAGTCGTCTCGCGTACTACACCTGGGCAGCGCCATGCGCCAGATGGTTGCGGGAGCGCGCGCATGAGTACTCGCCCCCAGCACACCGGCCGCGCCGACGTGGTGCGCAAGGCCCTTGCGCAGTTCCCGCAGGGCGCAACGATTGAGCAGCTAAGGACCATCGGACGCATCAACGAGTCGAGTCACGTTATCAGCCACACGCTGACCGGGCTGGTGCGCAGTGGCCAAGCTACCTGCGCGCGCTCCGGACGCACCGGCATCTGGCGCCTTGCAGGCCACGTACAGCACGCCATTGCCCCGCTGCGCGCGGCCGTGCCCCGCGAGCGACGGACGTTCCGCGCCCTGGTCACGGCGCTGCCCGAGAACGGCCGCGCGAGTGATGCGTCGACCACCGTGCGGCACAAGGATTACGAGCGCGACCAGCTGGCCGAGGATCTGGCTGCGTTCCGCGCCAACGGCGGGCGTATCGAGCAGCTTGGCACCACGCCGCTGCGCCCTGCGCTGAGCCGCCATGCGGCGAACCACGGCGGCTACATGGATCGCCTGCCGACCCAAAGCGCGGACTGAGCCTGATGAGCGTCCCTTCCACAGATCGCTCCACCGACGCTGCGACGGCCCGCAAAGTGCTTTACGCGACCGGTCCTGCGCACCAGGCGTTCGGACAGTCGCGCGCGGCTTTTCACGTCCTCCCTCGCCGGACCCTGCAGTCGATGCCGGCGGAATGGCAGGAGCGGTACGTCAGCCTCATTGCGGAGGCCAGAGCCTACCTGCCGGCGGACGCGTTCCCGCAGTACCAAGTGATCCGATTGAACGATGGCCGGTACGCAAACGACCCGCACCGGCGCTACCGCAGCGCCGGGCCAATCTCCCCTCGCCCGGCTGGCGCTGCAGCAGAGCCCACCCTCGCGCCGCTGGGCGGCGCATTTGTCAACACCGACGTCGACTTCTAGCAGGCACACCAATGACCGCGACCCAACAGACGAAAGAACTCCCCATCGCCTACGCCTGCCCTGTGCTGCGCGAGGCCGTACGCACCCTGGAGGCAATCGCCGTTGAGGCGGTGTGGATTCCCAATGCTGCGAAAGCGGTTCCCTTGGCTCAGGCCTCGACGGCGCTGCTCGATCTGTATATCCGTTTGCCCCGTGTGCAGGATCTGCGCGTGTTCGAAGCGCCTGTGGCTGCGTGGTACGCCTCGCTCCTCAGCAGCTTCCAGGAAGGCGACACGCCGCTCTGCGATACAACCAAGGCCCGGCTGGCGCATGCCACCCAGCTGCTGCAGCTGGTGCGCGGCCAGAATGGCACCGGCGGTGATCCGGCAGATCCGTGGCGAGGGCTGTATGACCCCGCCCGGCTGCCGGCACGCGACGGGCATGGCGAGATCATGCGCCATCCGGATGTACCTGCATGGGCTGACGGCCGCGAATCGTCCCTCCTGCCGCTGTTCTACGCTCAAGGGTTTGAGCTGGTCGTGGTGGAGGCCGAATTTGAAGAGGAGTTGGTCGGTACCGGTGTGTACGCCAACATCCTCCAGATGAGCGACTGGAACCCGGAGGCCCCGGGCGTGGACTGGCGCTTGGTGTGGCTGGGCGAAACGGAGGACGGTCTGGCTGCGTGGTTCGTGCGGCCGCTGGCTATCGCCGCTCTCGAAACGATGGGGGCCCGAGCATGAACACCACGATGGCAGACGGCGCCGGCGAGCGCCTGGACGCACAGATCGCCGATGCCCTGTTCGGGCAGCCGGGCATGAGCAAGATGGACGTGGCCAACCGGCTGCGCCAGCTGCGCGGAAACGGCGCGCCGTTGCTGTCCGATGCCGGAAATCCGGCATCGTTCTCACTCACCGAGGTGCGCAATGGCTGACCCCCTCGCAACCGTGGTCCTGCGGTTCGCCATCGTGCTGGGCGTGTTCCTGCTCGACATCACCGCCCTGTGGCTGGGGCGGCAGGCTGGAAGGGCCGCAGCGCGGTGCTGGCGGAGGTGCGCTCATGGCTGAGGCACAGCGAGAGCGCGTGATGCACCGGGAGATCGGAATGGATCTCGCAGAGCGTGTCGTCCTCGATCTGCTGGAAGGCGGATGGTCGCGCCAGTCCTTACGAAAGCACGAGGTGGCCGGGGCGACCCCGTGCGGAACTGCCTTCTATCTGCTGCGGGATGGCGGGATTGCCCTCGCCTACTTCCCCATCACAGACTTTACTGACGTAAACGGCCGCGGCCTGTGCTTCTCGATCCGCGAACTCTACCCGCCGGTTCACATGTCCGTGCACGGCGATGTCGAAAGCTTGGAGCCATTCGCGGTGGGCGACCAGGTTCTATCGATGGACCGCTATCTGGATGGCTCGTGGCACTACGAAGATGAAGTGCGGGCCAGCGGATGGAACCTTCTAACTCCCGTTTTCACTGTCGTCGCCGTGCGGTCGCGTCCCGGGCACCACACACAGTTCGGCGGCAGGGACTACTACCAGGTCAAGATCAGGGACCGCGTGGGCGGAGGTGGCGGCTTCCACGACCTTGTGCCCATCGCCGGCAGACCGTGGCAGATGCGTGGCGAGGGAGAGTGCCTGATCCGCGTAGGGCCCGCACGCTTGGCGGTCGCTGCCCCTCCTCCGGCGTTACCGGGCCAACTGGACCTGTTCGCATGAACCTCTCATCTTCCTTGGGCATTGGTGCGGCGGCCTTCTCCGCAGATGCCGCCATGCCGCCAGTGCTCAAGGTCCGCAAGATGAAGCACGACCTCGCCAGTTACGGCCACCTGCGCACGGTGCTGGAGTTCTCCAAATGGGCACATGAGCAGTCACGCTTCCCGACCATCGACGCTGTATGCACCAGGTTCAACGTGCACCGATCAACCGCGTATCGATGGACCAATGCCCTCGCGGCTGCCTACGGGATAGACCCGCCTCCACGCTCAGGCCGGGAGACTCGATGATCGGAGAAGTTCTCCAGTTTCAGGATCTGCAGGAGCTCTGTCGTCCTGGCGAACGACCGCGCCTGTCCACTGTGGAAGCATGGGCTCGCAAAGAAGGGATTCGATACAGGTACGACGGCAAAGGCGGCATCTGGACCACCGCTGCCGCGATGAACGCAGCACTCGGCCTACAACAGGCCTCAAACGACACTTACGGAAACGACGTCATCTGATGGCACCTCGACCGAGAAGGCACAATCCATCAATCCCGCCACACATTGACCAGGCGAAGATTCCCAAGGGAATGTACTGGGATGCGACAGGCCGTGGGCGATGGTACGTATTGGACACGGCGACGGGCATTGACGGACCCAGGAAGACTCGCCGTACAGTCGCCGGTCCCGTTGCAAAGCTATCTGAGCTGCACAGCATCATGGAGACTGGTAAGAGCACTGGGACCGTGGAATGGGTATGCGTCCAGTACCACGACAGCGCCAAGTTCAAGGGCCTGGCCGCAGGCACCCGTGACGACTACGAGTCAGCGCGAAACGTGCTTATCAATTATCCCACCAACCTTGGCGTGCCTTTTGGCAAGCTCCAAGTGGCAAAGCTGCGCAACCACAATTTTCAGCGCCTGGTCGACAAGATCGAAGCTGCCGGCACGCCTACCAAGGCAAACAAAGTACTGCGCTACTCGCGCTTGGTGTTCCGTTGGGCGTTGAACCGGGGAATCGTTGACCACAATCCCGCACAGGGGCTGGAACAAGCGAAGGAGCGTAAGCGCCAGCGCCTTCCTACCGATGCAGCCTATGCGAAGTTGCTGGCATTCGCCCATGAGCGCTCCATGCGAACGGCGAGGACTGAGGGTTCGGTCCCGGCCTATCTATGGATGATCATGGAGTTGGGGTACCTATGCAGATTGCGAGGCATTGAGACGCTCACGCTGACCGAAGCGCAAGGCACGGGCGAGGGGTTGCACACGAATCGCCGAAAGCGAAGCCGCGACAGCCTAGTGGTATGGACCCCGCGCCTACGAAATGCTTGGGATGCCGCGATCACGCGTCGCGAGGCCATCATTAAGCACCACAGCTTGCCTGTGCAGATGCGGGCAGATCAGCGTTATCTGTTCCTTGCAGAGCATGGGGAACCGCTTCAAAAGACCAGCCTGGACAGCACTTGGCAGCGCTTCATCCAACTCGCAATCGCCACCGGGATCATCGGTGCCGAGGAACGCTTCAGCCTGCACGACCTCAAACGAAAAGGCGGCACAGATACTGTCGGTAACCGAGCGGAGCGTCAGGATGCGCTCGGCGTCTCCGACGCAATGATGAAGGTTTACGACAAAAGCGTACCTAGAGTTAAACCATCCTCAGCTGACTGAGCCGCCGTCGGCATCAAGTCCCAGAATATTGGAGGTTAGCGAAATACGAATTAGACACGTCGTCTCCTCAATAGCGCGAATCTTGCCGCAACAAAAGCCAGCACGCAGATTGAGCACCCCCCAAGGAGAACGCCCCACCACGGAAGCGCAGCGCTTTTATCCGGCTCCATCAAAAGCAGAATGCACCCCGCACCCAATGAAGCCGAAAAACTAAGAACTGCAGCGCTCAAAAATCTAAACTCTAAATCCGGCGGGATAAGGCGCGAAGTTATCCAATTTCCCGGCAAAGACTGGCTTGCATCCAACATTAACAATGTAAGACCGCTCACTTGGAGCATGATAATAACAGAGATGAGAAGCCACGGGTTGTCGTGGAGCTTAAACCGGCGGCCTTCGCTCACAGCCACATCAGCTACTCCAGCTATTCGCCCACGAATCTCAACGACCGGCGCAGACCCCTTGGATAGAACACCGATTTGGAAACGATCACTGGGATTCAAAAGCAATGGAGAAACCTTGATTCCAGAGCTACTCCTCTCAATCACGGGACTAAGCGCCGATGGTAAGACGTCGATCACCTGGGCCGCCAGCACCGTAGCAAGCCCAAACTTTAGCTCCAGCGCACCCTCGAAATTTGAAGCTGATATAGGCGCAGACCCGTCGTTCCTAAACTCAATGACGGTATAAGTCGGATCACTGACTCTCTCACCATCAAGCACAAGGAAAAGACTGCTCTTTACTCCCTCGGGCAGAGTCAGTCCTAGGTCAGACCTAGAGATCACTTCAACCCCAAGAGCACTACTCTTTTTATCCAGCACCCATAGCGTCACAGGGATGACCAGACCCAAGACTGCCGCAGCAAGCATCACCTTCCCGCTCCATGACGAACTCACTCCCCCACCCCTTATAGACTATGGACGCTGCTCTCAAACGACTTAGCTGGCATGAAAACCACGCAGCAGATAGAACATAGAAACTATCAGCAGATCGGAATGCGGAAAACCTGCCGCAGCAGCCCTCAGAGCTCCATCCCCGTCGGTGACATTTGAGCACGAAGCAGCCCGCGAAAATGCAACACAGCTACTCAATGATTCCGACTTAATGGGAGCAACCATGAGGACAGCGGCGCAACTGGCAGCAATGCACACTCACCGCAACCGCTCTGCAAGCTGCGCTAGACCGCAGCCTTGACCTCAAAATCCAATGAAAATGACTGCTCTCGAAGCTTCCAATCGACCTTGTACTTCCCGTACTCCAACAGCGGGAAGTCCCTCAGCTTTATGTGGATGACGTTTTCTTTGTCCACATTTACAACCACCCTGCCCGCATCAATTTCCGGATATATCTCTGGATTATTCCCAGATGGCGGAGTAGCTAGGAATCTGGCCGAAAAAACATCATCAACCGTTGTTTCCAGCTGCATGTAGAAATTGAGTGCCTGCATTCGCATCGGCAATGCTTCATCCGATGGCACGATGATTACTCGCTTTGGAAATACGCCCAGGAGCGAAAGCTTTCCATCGGCCTCCTTTCGTATATCCTCGCAAATCAAGGAATTTAATAGCTTCAACGTCATTTTCTAAATGCTCCGCAACGTGAGCTTAGTATGCGTAAAGTCCGCCACCTTACCAACTTGAACGGTGATTGGTGTCACGCCGCTTTCCTCGGTCGCCCGACCTTTCCTGTCAGGCGCAAAATCGGGATTGACGCTGCCTGCCTGGCTATCTCTAGCGTAAATCGTCTCCCACCAATCGTACTGGTTACTTGAGACGATGCGGTAGACCTGAACAGCGCGAAGCGCACGGTCCCTGGTCAACTGCGGCCAGCAGTACTGGTACACGTGCCTATAGGACCTCAGAGCCTCTTCATGCGAGTGTCTAGCGGCAATTGCAGGAGAAACCCCTCCTCGGTAAAAGATCAGACGGGGCAACAGACTCTCTTGAAAGCGATCACTGGCATGCGTAACAAAGTCAAAGAACGCACCTATCAACCGCGCGCCCAAAAGAGTGGCCGCGACTGCAGCGAACAAGGTAATCGGCATCAGACCCACGGCAATACCGTCACCCGAGGCACTTTTTTGCAAAAGATTACCGAAAAATGAAATGGAGCAAAGCAACCAAACGACTGCTACGAGCAGCTTGATAAGCTTCATTTTTTCGCCCTCCCTTTCACAATCATCCCCGCACCACAGAGCGGATCTCGCCAACCCACCTCACCCACCACGATCATCAATACAGCTATGGAGATGGGCCAATATAGCATCAGCTTGTGGGTGCTTATCGTGATAAGCGCTGCCGCCCAGCCTACAAAAAGCCACAGTCTGACGAGCCAGACGCGTCTGACTGAGCTTGAGCAGTCTCGATTGAGCGAGATGAGGCCGCCGCCAAAAATTTCCTTGTCCTGCATTGCGCTGGTGAACAAGGCCCACATCACTACAGATGTGACAACTCCGAACAACCGTATGGCGTGATGTACCTCGCCCGCAGTCGACAGGAGCCCCAGGCAGTAGGCTAAGAACCAAGCGATGAAGGTGCCTGCAGCAATGCCAAACACGGGCGACATATGAATCGCCCATTGGCCGCTTCCGCCTTCCAATGGCTCTACTGTATGGCCTGCCATGACCCCTCCCCGTGGCCTCGGATCATGGCATACGGGCTGGCTCCCACGCTAGGTTTTACGGAGCGAATTACGGAAAACATAAAAAAGGCGACCTTTCGGCCGCCTAAGTCATTGAATGCATTG